ACTTGGTATCTTTAGTATTTGGTTGCGTTGGATTCCCCGTTGACGGGTTATCCGTCGACGGGTTTCCCGACGACGGTGACACCGTCGTGGGATTTTCCGACGACGGTGGCGCATCCGCGCCCAGCGGCGCCTCGTGCACGATGTACTCGTTGCCCGCAAAAGATCCGTCCGCAGCGTGCGTCTGGCGGCGCTCGATGTAGCCCGCCTGCTCCAGCTCCACGATCGCGGACCGGATGGCATCCTTGCCCTCCTTGCAGATCCGGGCGAGGCCCTCGAGCGTGTAATCCCAGTCGTCAGGCAGGCGCAGGATCTTGCTCAGCAGGCCAATTGCCTTTAGGCTCAGCCGGGGATCGTCCAGATGGCGGTTGCTCATGACTGTGTAATTCCCCGTTTTCTCCACGCGCATCACGGCCATCTCAAAATCCCCCCTTGCAATCGTTTTGGATCTGCTGTAAGATGTAAGTGCAATAGCTATTGCACTTTTTTGCACCTGAGTCGTGCCCGTTGCCGCGGGCACGGCTCTTTTTTTGTCTCGTCTGCATAGGTCACACCACTTTCATACCGGGGTAATACTCCGGGACAGCGTTTTTGATCGGGCGGCCGCGCTTGCGCTTTTGCGGCGCTGGCTGCTGCACCGGCGCGCAGGTGATGGCCGGAGACACCTTGACACGGCAGCGCTCCAGATAGGCGTCAATGTCCGCCTGGTAGTAGCGCAGGGACTTGCCCAGCTGGTAGCACGGCAGGTCACCCAGCGCGACCAGACGGCCGACAGACGACCGCGAGATCGACAGCTGCTCGCACACGTCCTTAGTCGTCAGCATAGCCATCCTCGTCCCCTCCTCTCGCATACTTGAGCTGCATGGCAGCCTGGACGATCCCATCGAGCTCGCGCGTGATCTGCTCAAAGTCCGGACGCTCGTCCTGGTCGATGCGGCCATCCTCGGCAATGTCCACGAGGCGGTCGATGCGGTGCGAGCTGTCAAAGTCGCGGATCCGGCGCAACAGCTGGATCACGGCCTGCGGCAGGGCGATGGTGTCCACCTGCGGCAGCAGGTCGGCCGCAACGCGCGACTTGTTAAGCAGATGCCAGTAGCCGAGCACCGGCGCGCCGGACACCTCGACCATCCGCGTCGCAACATCGTCTGACGGCATCCCGCGGCCGGACTCGTACAGGCGCACGCTCTCGACGGAGATGTCCAGCGCCTCCGCCCAGCGCTCCTGCGTCATGCCGGCAATGCGTCTACCGGTTTGGCTGATATTGTGGTAGTTGTGCTGCATGGTGTTTTGTCACATCCTTTGGTAACATGATGATAGCCGGTCAGGCCGGCACGTTGTACAGGTCATCGATCGTGCAGCTCAGCGCTTCAGCGATCGCGGGGAGCATATCGGCGCGTGGGTATGACCCGCTGGGCTCCCACATCGCGACCGTGCTTTGCCCTACATGCAGCGCCGACGCGAGCTCCGCCTGCGTCAAACCGCGTTTCGCGCGGCAAATTTTGATGCCGTCCAAGGTATCACCTCCGCTTATCAATTATCTTGATTGCATTTACTATCTTATATCAAGTTTATTGATATGTCAATATATTTTTTCAATTATCTTGATATCGCATAATTTACTTTTGGCTTTTATCAATTATCTTGATATCAACGGAGTTGATAAAATGAACAGAATTAAGGAGTTGCGCAAGCGCGACAATGTCAAACAAGCAGACCTCGCCAAGTCGGTCAATGTCAGTCAGGCCGCCCTGTCTGGGTACGAGACAGGCAAATACGAGGCGGATACCGACACATATCGGCGCATTGCGAATTATTTTGATGTGTCACTTGACTACTTGCTCGGCGGGCAGCCAGCAACCCCAGCGCGCCCCGGCTACATCCGCGTCCCGGTCCTCGGCCGCGTGGCAGCCGGCATCCCCATCGACGCAATCGAGGAGATCATCGACTGGGAGGACATCAGCGCTGATACTGCCGGTGGCGGCGAGTACTTCGGCCTGCAGATCAAGGGTCACAGCATGGAGCCCAAAATCTCGGACGGCGACGTCGTGATCGTCCGCCGCCAGCCGGACGTGGACAGCGGCGACATCGCCGTCGTGCTGGTCAATGGCGACGATGCAACCGTCAAGCGCATAAAAAAGAGCCCGCAGGGCGTGACGCTGATACCCAGCAATCCGGCCTACGAGCCCATGTACTACACCAACGCAGAGATCGAGAGCTTACCCGTGCAGATCCTCGGCCGTGTGGTCGAGCTGCGCGCGAAATTTTGATTGTGTCCAAAGTGGACACGGAGGGAGAGCCAAAAAATGAAAAAGTGGTATCAGCACTGGACAATCTGGGCAGCGATCGTCGCGGCCGTTGCCGGCGACGCCCTTGCAAGCGCCAACCGCAACACCATCCACGTCAATGCGGTCGGCTACGCTGCCGGAGCGCTTATGGTCGCGGCAGCCGTGCTTGCAGTCGTCTTTGCCTTGCAGTACAGCCGCGCGAAAAAAGCGGCGCGCGAAGCTGCCGACGCAGCACACGCAG